CACCTCGTAGGCAGCCTTAGTTGTAATTGGGTGTATATAATTAGACACGTTTATAATATTTGGGTGTAAATGATCCTTCCCATGACAAAGCTCTAAGTGTAGCTGGTGATGGGTGAGCTGATTTAAGTATAAAATCTACGTTAATATTTTTTTCATAGACTGGTACAGTACGTATAACTTCGTCTATGTATGGCGCATCAGATGCTTCATACTCGTTGTATTCTGGAGATTCATATACTTCTGTATAGTTAGGTTTACCTAATCTAACTAATGTAGTTTCGTATAATCCTACCTTTCCAAGATGCACTCGTAATCTGTGTAATACAAGCATACCGCTTACATCTGTGTTAGATTTTTCTCCCTGTATTTGTGTAGGATATATGGTAGGAAAGTCTATCTGGAAGTCGTATAAATATCCTATATAGAATGTACCTGTACTCCAGTTACCGGGAAGTGTAAAGTCATCGTCAGGGGTGTTACCTAGTAAAGTTGTTTCAGCATATCTTCCGACTCTAGTATCACCGCTATCAGTGTCAATAACAACCAGTTTATTATTAGGTGATGTGACATCTGGTATCCAGTTAGCTTTGTTTGTAAATGTTGTTAGGTTTGTAGCTGGATCATACTGACCAGCTGCAAGAGTTGTATAGTTATCTAAATGTATAAGATACTCAACACTATCTTGTGTAATACTAATATCGTCATCATCTTCTACAAGGCTTAGTGTTTGTAAAAAATGGTTTTCATCTAAGAAGAAGTAATCATCATTAATTATAAAATGATATAGTAATCCTTTATTAAATGTCCACTTAAACCATGCTTGTTGTTGACGTTTATCACCTATATTAAAATATCTAAATCCGAGAACATCACGACTGGCAGTTTTACCAAATAGTATCATAGCATTTTCTCGTGAGTTTGTAAGTAAATCTACATCTTTTTTTAACAACGTAGGTACAATCTTACTTGGTTCTACTACGTCAGGTTCACCTTCTCTTCGTATGTTAGCTACTTCATTAAATCGACTAAACTTACCTGAGTTATCTACATAGCCTACAGTCACACCTAACGATATAGGAGGTATATCTTTATTATAATTATATGTAGAAATACTACGTAACTTTGCAGTTTCTGGATTTAAGATTTCAGCATCAGATGATAATAGAAATTGTTGGTTTGTACTAAATACCATTAGACCGCTGTTTACTTCTATCCCATCAAATAATTCAGATGGAAATGTAGAACCACAAGCTATATCAATAGCATCATTGGCTCCTACTGCTAACGCAGATTCCGCAAAGAAATCTGGTTGACCAAAAGTACCGGGTCTTGATAGTACAACATTTTCACCAGATAGAAAAGCTAATCTGTTTCTAAAAAAGATAACTTTGTTAATAGGTTTACCTACAAAAGTTGGCAACGGATTAGTTGTTTCATCCCCTACAGCTCTATCAGCATATTTATATGTTCTAATAGTAAAAGTCGCAACTTCATTACTAGCATTTTGATTAGCTATATTTGTTCTTTGTATAACTAAAGGCATGTTGTTTAGTGATTTTTCTATACCCGGCTTGGCACATTCTACCCAAGATCCGGAACCATCTAAGTTATCATTACCTTCAAATCGTAAATAATAGTCATCCTCATCAGATATTCTAGCGTTAGATACTTTAACAATATATCCATGTCTACATTGTACAGGTAATCGTGATACATCATTAACAGTTTTTTGAAAGACTCGCATAATGTCGTCTTCCATCACTTCGATAGTAAATGGATTTGCACTAGATATGTAAAGACCAGTACCTATAACTTTAGAGGTGATTCCTGATATAGCATTAACTTTAGCTTCTAGACCACCTAAAATAGATTCTGCTGTTACAGCTGTATCGGCATCGAAAGGAGTAGGTGAGGGGCGTATTAAACCATCATCGGTAGAAGCAACTGTAGCTTTAACTTGTGTAGTTTCTACTTCGACGACAGTCACATCTATATATGCTTGACTACCGCTTGTAGGTTGTACACTGGCTGCTGCGCTAGCATGTTCTGGAATAATACGCACTACATCATTAAGTTGCCAGCCTTCTCCACCGTGTAATAATACAACTTCTAAACTGTAACTACATCTGTAGTTCTGTCCATCAGCTCCATTTTCACCAGCTTCGTAGTTAGGGCTGATGCCTTGCTGTCCTAATGCAGTGGCTCTAAATACTAAATTATTTCTGCCTGATGTAACTGTAGTACCATCACTTCTCTTTACATGGGTTATATTTTCTGATGCACTATAGCTGCTTTTAGCTGTAACGCTATATACCTCTGTACCTATACCGGGGCAAGAACCAGAACCATCAGTTTCGTCAAAGTTATTACCTGTAATTTTTATTTTAGTAGCTCTTGTGACTGTTGTTAAGTTACCTGTAGAACTATCATCATAAATATTTGCAGCATATTGTCTACCGTTTTCTGTTCTTGTCAGTTCTATAAATGCACAATGTTCTTCACCAGAAGGTCTAGCATCTGTTGTACCAGTAGTACCTACTAATGTATACTGTTTACGTGCATCTGTTTGATCTCTGTTACTTACAAATGTTGTATCGTTTATAGATAAAAATTGTATGTTTTCTGTTTCGTTTGTTACTAAGTAATTCTGTACTGTTGTTTGTGCTGCCGCTGTGGTTTCTAAAAATAACCAGTTATTAGTTGTACCAGAGGTATGTGTTGGTGCAGCAACTGTATTGTCTATATCAGTTTGAGCTTCATAAACTTTATTAGCGTTTTGTACTCTTGTTCCGGCAACATAATCATCATCAGTGTGCCATGGCTGTCCTCCGTACACAACAGTTTGTTCGACACCAGCGTTACGACCACTGGCTTTCCATACTCGTAGCAATCCGTTTGGTGCAACTTGTCCTATATAAGATCCTTCATTATCATCACGATAGTAATGAAAGAAAGACCCATTGCTTTGTACGTTAGGTAGTTTAGCTGTACCTACACGACGTGCACCGGGTCTCTTAAACAAACCTTTTGTTATATCTGGTACAGCATTGATACAATCTTTAACTTGTCCGGGAAATTTTAAGTGGTCTGGCTGTTCTGATATACCAGCTGAATATGACGGTACAGTTTGTC